TTCTATCGCGCAGACGCCGCAGAGAAGACCATTATTCTGGTCAACGGCTCGATGGCCACGACTGCATCGTTTGCGCAAACCGTCAAAAACCTGCACCCGCAGTTCAATGTGGTCTGCTACGACCAGCCCTACGCGGGCAGGTCCAAAGCCCACAACCTGCATGAGAAATTGCTGACCAAGGAAGTCGAAGGGCAGATCCTCCTGGAGCTGATCGACCACTTCGCCGCCGAACACGTGCTGTCGTTTTCCTGGGGCGGCGCCGCGACCCTGGTCGCCTTGGCTCAACAGCCGCGGCGCATCGAAAAAGCCGTGATCAGCTCGTTCTCGCCGGAGATCAACTCGCACATGCTCGATTACCTCGAGCGCGGTGTCGATTACCTCGGCAGCCGGGACGGCGACCGCGTCGGCAACCTGGTGAACAGCACCATCGGCAAACACCTGCCGACCCTGTTCAAGCGCTTCAACTATCGGCACGTCAGCAGCCTGGCCGACCATGAATACGGGCAGATGCACTTCCACATCAGCGACCTGCTGCACAGCGATCGTCAGTGCTTCCTGAAGGCCGCGGAAAAAATCAAAGTGCCGGTGCTGTTCATGAACGGCGAATGGGACGAATACACCGCTGCCGAAGGCGCTCAGTTGTTCGCCAATCACGTGCAACACGCCACGTTCACCACCCTTGAGGCCACCGGCCACTTTCTCGACATGGAACACAAAGCCGCCTGCCGAGACAGCCGCAATGCATTGCTGGGCTTCCTGAAACCGGCGCAACACGAAAGCCGACCGCGTTACCACTACGTCCAGGACCAACATGCACTGGCCATCTGAAACAGAGTCATCGCGAGCAAGCCCCTGCCCTGTGAGAGCGAGGCTTGCCCGCGAATGACCGTCACCCGGTCCCTGTTTGTGTATTACCCGGCGCTAAAGCCATCTAGCGCAAAGAAAAACTTCATTTCCACGCGCACATCTGGTACAAAGTCAGCCGCTCTGAGCGGGTGTCGTATAATGGCATTACTCCAGCTTCCCAAGCTGATAACGAGGGTTCGATTCCCTTCACCCGCTCCACTATTTTCAAGGCCTCCAGCGGTGTCGAGGTAGCGTCAAGCGAGACTGGTGACAGTTTCAGTGACAGTTACTCAGAATTCGCGTGTAACTCTTCTGGCCAGCCCCGCCCTACACCCTTCCCCGTTTTATGTTGACCCATCGGAAAAAGGTAATTTTGGTAATTGGATTTTCGTGATCCTCCAGAAGTCTTTTAAATCAAAGGGTTAGCTCATATTGTTAAAGGTAATAATAGGGTAATTTTCTAGTAATCAGATTACCTTTTGATAGGGTTAGATCCTGACCTTCCAAAACCCTTTAAAATCAGCACCTTACAAAAAAATTACCTTTTCAATTACCCTAAATTACCTTCTCTGGTAATTGCTCAAAGCCACGCAATACAAGCGCTCCAGCCCTCTCTCCGCTACTCATTACCGAAATTACCTTTTTCCCGCGCAATGCCGGCAAAATGGCCAACCGCCATAAAGTTGCGGTCCATAACCAAGAAAGGACACCATGGAACATCATCCGCTACGGAAAAAAGTTATTGAGAAATTTGGAGATAGCTGGAGGACAGCGCGCCCCACGAATGCCGCCATAGCCGTGGACTTCCTGACCGCGCTCTACGATCGGTTTCAGAAAGAAGGCCTTGCTGATCGCATTTTCGAGCAAGAGCTCACATCCGGCCGTCCCTATACCTACGCGCAACGAATGGGAGAGCTTCTGCTCGCTGAAAAGCTTTGGAGTGATGGGTTTGCCTTAGAAAGCAAAGATGAAGGTCCTGATTTCCTAGCAATTAAAGATGGAAAATCCGCGTGGATAGAACTCCAGACGCCTGAACCGGTGGGAATTCCGAAAGAGTATTTGGCGAAGTTCACTCCTGGGCTGGTGAGAACCGTCCCACATGAAGCTATTAATCTCCGATGGACCACAGCTGTTGCCCAGAAAACAAAAAAGCTTCATGGGTACTTAGAGTCTGGGGTAGTTAAAGCAGGCGAACCTTACGTAATCGCAGTCAACACGCGCTTGCTAAATCCGTTTGCAATGACCGGCCTCAACGGCATAAGCGGAAAACCTGCTGCGGTTGAGGTCTTGTTTAGCGTCGGCCCCGTTCAAATCCAGATAGACAAATCGACTGGGAGCATCGTCGATCAGTTTCACCAACACCGCCCCCTCCTCGATAAACCTGGTACCGAAAATAAGGTGCCATCCAATACGTTCCTGAACGAACAGAACTCGTGTATCAGTGCAGTCCTGGGGCTGGACCTTCTGGAGCAGGTAGTACTCGGTGTCCAACACCCATCAGCCATGGTTTACAACCCGCTTGCGGCGAACCCTATAGCTTCGCGCTGGATTGAGGCACAAGAGCATTGGCACTGCACGATTGGCCCAAAAGAGTATGTAGTGCAAAGGTTGAAGCCATAACGAAGTAGGCAAAAAGCTGTTTCACGGAATGAAATCCATCAAACCCGCCACAGCCCACGCCAACTGTGGCTTGCAGCGAATTCAGACTCTGCCCGTACAGAGCCAATTCCCCGCATCAAAAAGAACGTGACTTTTTTGAAAACACCCTGTAACCCACGTTTTAAAAGTTTTGGCCCAATGAATCCGGGCACTCCAGCGTTACCCCTTCTGTGACCGTCTCCCCGCGCCGCTGTGCAACCGCCCTGCATTTCCTTTCAAAACATTGCACGCAGTGAAATTGCCGATCGCCCGCAGAGCCCCACGCCCCGCTTGGGCTGCAGGTTTGTTTGCACTACATCGGGATTTGCACAAAAAACGGACGCAAAGCCCGTCGGCGGGAGGGGGATAAGTGCTTTTTCGGTTAGTGTTTTATCCTGAGCGTACTTTTCTCATCGAAGCGCTCGTCGGCGCTTCCAAACGGGCATAAGGCTTTGAGTTTCGTCTTCAATGGATTAATTTAAATGCGCGGATTTCTATGAAAGCTCAAGGGGAGCGTCTGTTGGTGTTTTCTGAAAATCATCTCGTATTTGCTTGGTGGAACACCAGCCTTGCCCCTTCAGGCAACAGCAGGTCGACACCCGAGGAGAGAGCGATTGCCTGCCACGTGGTAATAAATTTAATAACCGAGATTGGCGCCGACTTCATTGCTCTTGGAGAGATGTCAGACATAGACCTCTCCGCTATTTCGCAAGCATGCAATGCATTGGGATATAGCGCTCACTCAGGCATAACGAAGGCAGGCAGGTCGAAGTTTGATGTTTGTTATATTTGCAATGATCGAAAGTTGTCGATACTTGACTTCAAGGACATAATATCCAAGAAAGGAGAATCGACGTTAAAAATCGCAAAAAGAGTTGACTTGATATCGTTGATAGATGAGACGGTTTTTCACTTATTCATTTCCCACTGGCCCAGCAGGCTCTGGTGTGAAAAAAATAATGCCGACCGTCAAACTTTGGGGGTACGCCTCAGAGATTCATTTGATGACATTGTCGAGGTATACGATGCTTGCCCATTCGTAATCATGCTGGGTGATTATAATGATGAACCATTTGATGACTCTCTTAGCGAGCAAGTCATGGCAAGTCGCGACATCGATTTGGTGCGCCGTAAGAAATATCTGCTTTATAATCCGTTCTGGAGGCATCTGTGCAAGCAGACTGAGGATCACCATGGCGCTGGTAGCTATTACTACAAAGGCGGAAAGACTACCAAGTGGCACACCTTTGATCAGCTAATGTATTCTCAGGCTTTTCTGGCCTCACGCGGATGGGCGTATAATCATAGGTCTAATTTGGTGCATGAGATTCCAGAGCTAATAGAATTGGTTAAAAATCCTGACTTCATATTTGATCACCTTCCTGTATATGGAAAAATAGAAAAGGTCATGCACAATGGTTGACTTCATTGATTCATTCAACAAAGGACTCTCAGCTGCAGAGGAAGCCATTGCAAACAAGGATGAAATTGACTCGGTTATAGAGCAGCTTAGCGAACAGTTGCAGCAAGCGACCAAAGGGAAGCTAAAAATAAGTATTATTGAAAAACAAGTGCCTTTAGCCGGATTTTCGATGAGTCTATCTGAAATCATGAATAGAAAAACATACTGGGCCATCGCTGCTTCAAACCCACTATCAACTTTTCAGCCAAAGGAGTTGGCAGAGTGGAAATTTAGTGAATCTGGATATCCTTGCCGCATTGTTTTGTCAGATACAGAAATATATTGCGAAGACAAAACTGCTTTGGAAAATGCATTGAGCAAGATGATCGCAACCCCAGAAGCGGGAAAGAAACTAAAAGCGGTAATTGAGCAAGAACCTAAGAATTAGCAGCAACGCTAGCCAGCCTGCAAACGACAGACCCCGCCCAGTGCGGAGTTTGTCGTTCAGCGTTAGAAATTAGGCGAGAGGGGGAGAAGAGCTTTTACGGTCAGTTTTTTCTTGTCGCGCAAATTTTCGTTGGCGATCGAAGCCGATGCTCACTGGCCGTCGCTGTAATTCAGCGATCAGGTGCCTTGGCCGTCCTTCGTGCTGATTCTTTGCTATCCGTGAGTCTCAAACGCTACAGCCATTAAATGGCCCTGGTACGCCTCCCGGAGGCGCAAGGAGGTAGGAAATGAAAAAGCCCTACCTTCATTCAGGAGGCGAGTCTGGACAAGTTTCGCCGGGTGTAGGATTCCCAAAGCTCGAAACCGTTTGTTAACAAGTGTCTGGGTTATATCCGATCGAAGAATAAGTAAATACATCGCATGAGCTACCATAACCCTTCCACTGCATGTCGATGTGCTGACACGCCCAAAGGAGAATTCCACCGGTGGCCCCAATGCTAGAGAAATGGAAGAAGGCAGTCGTTCATCTTGAGTGCGCGACGAATAAAGAGCACTTTACAGATCGCGACAGGCGAAACGACGAACTAATTGCCTTATATGAAAGAGGCGAGATCGACATTGATACACTCACAGAGGCAGTGACTCAGAACACAAGAAGTATTAGATTTCACGGCACGGCTTTATTCATCATCCATGAAGGTCGCCGTTACTTGTTAACTGCGCGCCATGTTGTCTGGGATGAACATCAAGCGAAACTGAGCACCAATGAAGGCGCAGAATGGATCAAAGGTTATCCAGAAAACATGCGTCAGGGACTGCTAGATTCAGCTCACGAAAACGCTAAAAATACAATATTCGGGATCATTTTCCGCGTACCCTCTATTGACGAGTTGTTAGCAAACCAACATGACCAGGAAAAATTGTTCTGCCTCGGTGCCGGCCCGTATTTCTCCGCGCCATACACGTTTTCTGAACCTTCCATCGATCTGGCTATAATCTCACTTGACCAGCGCAGTTACGGTTTCGCTGAGCATCTAATTTCACGTGGATTTGTACCAATTTCATCCGATGAAATTGCCGACGGCCCCGATGCGGAAGGTCAAGAGCTATTCGCAATTGGCTTTCCTGGTGCCACAGCCGTACTCGGAGAAATTGGTAAAGTACCAGCCGACGTGCAATGGTCATCAAATAATTACTCGCTTCCAGTAGCGTCTTTTGGCCGAGTTTCAATGCTCCATTCTGCTCTTGATTTTTTTTGGGCCGATATAAGCATCTACCCAGGCAATAGCGGAGGCCCCGTAGTAGCGAATGATCGGTTAGTTGGTATCGTAAGCGCTCAGGCGACAATTCCCATAGACGGAATACCACACGTACGTACCAGAATTCCTTTTGGGCGGATTATCAAAACTAGTCATGTACGTGATTTGCTTGAAGCACAGGTTGAAAAGGATCGACAAAATTAGGAGCGCACCACTCGCCACTCTCTGTATGGAGAGCTAAGCGTTACGGAGGCTTCACTTGAAACAGTCGCAGCAGCTTCAAGTTATGCCTCCTTTTTGCTTTTTCATGAGCCATGCACATGGACCTGCGCTGATGCCTGGCTATCCACTAGAAGGTCTGACTCTCAAAATCTATGGGGGATAGTGAAAAAGTAAAGGGCTGATGATCCATAAGTCCAGGCAGCTATAGTCACATCAAGTTCGCTCGCAAGGCAGCCTCAGCCTCGACAAGAGGACTTCCCGCACCGGAGTATTCAAACTCGTAGTTATATAAACCTGCTTCCTCTCGCCCCTCGGCCTTTGTCGAGAAACATACGATTGCGGTGCTACCGCTCAAGCTTATAAGGCTTCGGGCCGTGTAAGTGATATTAAATCGCTCTGAGCCTTCAGAGAGGGTGAGCCCTAGATCAGAGCACAACTTAATCGCTTTCAGTTGTTGATTAATGGTGAATGACATGGAGAGCTCCTTATAAGTAACCACGGCTGGTGCCTAAGAAATTAATGCTGTAGCCCACTTGGACACCGTAGGCTAATGCGTTATTCACGGTAAAAGTTAATGCTTGAGTGTCAGCACTGGAATCCTCAAGTATTGACGGAGAGGAAATAGATAATGAAGCGATGGAGTTGGCCAACAGGGTAACGCTACTCGATGCACCACCTGTGCCCACCATGACCATATGCTTAACAAATCCCGTTTGATTCCCGCTAGTCGCCCGCCAGATCAACGAGATTTCGAAGGCCAGTACACCCGGAGATACAAAGCTCGACGGCAAATCCAAAACCAGTGTTGGGGTTGTCATCCCGGCCGCCGCTATTGTTCCGATTTCGGAACCGCCAACGTAGTTTCGGTCAGGTCGGTTGTAGCGCTTCAACTGCCCTTTACAAGAACTGAAGGTCTGGAGATTAGGGTTATCAATAGACACTGGGGCAGATGAGTCTGCATAGAACCCGTCAAAACTACATTTACTTGTACCCGCAATGCGCAAAGTTGCAGTCTTGGCGAAGGCGCCCTGACCTGAAGCTCGCCCTCCGACAAAGGTGACGTTCGCATTAAACACAAAAAAATCTGAACCAAGACCCGCACCGCCATTGGAAGACTTGTAACCCCAGCAGTCAACCAAAGTAAGGCCCGATGTTGAGTCACGAATCTCCCAACCGTTCGCACCGGCAGTGTCGGCATAACAGGCAGTAAGTTGTGAGAATGATGCCCCGGACAGGTAAAAATTATGCCGGGTATTACCGAAAGAATGGACATGGTGAGCGGTAATCGATCCCACACCGCTAGCGAACAGACCATCCCGGTTGCCTTCTATATAGACGTTCTGCAGATAGCAGTCAGGCTTGCTGATGTAGATACCAGCGATTGAAGCGCCTCTATACTTTCCAAGCCGAATGGACGTCTCTAATCCATTGACCCACAGCGCCCTCTCGGAGGTGCCGGAAACCGTGACATTCTCTAAATAATTTCGAAAGCCGAAAGTCTGAACGCCATAACTGCCCTCAACGGTAGGATTTACAAACCCTTCTTCGATAGTGGCGTAATTACCAATCAGACTTAATACAGCGGCGGCGGCAAGGGTGAATGCCCCAATAAGCTTGGCGCCACCCTCAAAACGTATATTCTGATTCTCAAGGAAGGCGGCCACCGTGCCAACCGCAAAGCTTCTACCCATAGGCATGGTCACATACTTGTGGGCATCCAGGGTTCGCTGTACGGCGAGGCTGTCATTAGCAACACCGTCGCCAACTCCCCCAAACATCAATGGGGTTACCCTATTAAAGCTAACCCGCAGCCAAAACCAAGACGCATTGACCCGACAGATAGAGCCATAGTTTTCGGTCCCATTTGAATTTACAGCGATGAATTCCCCGCCCCCTTCGCCAGAACCGGAACGGTACGCACCAAGCTGGATGCGCTGACCTGCATACTCGGGCACGATTAGCCGGAGATCTGTATAAACGGAAACTTGACCTACAAACTTCAAGCCACGCGGGTCCGCCAAGTCTGTCGAAAGCTGATGCACACTTGATTGTGCGGCATCACGCGCAACTTCTGCACGATCGGCAGCAGTTGCGGCAGCCGTTACTGTTTCAGCCACATCATTGAACTGCAATCGAATCCGGTAATCCCGAGAATCTTTGACGACGCGCAGATCATACAAGCCATTCGGGGCGGAAAACTGGACCAGTCCTTGATCGGTGACGAAGGGATTAGATAAAGACTCACCATTGGCTTTCAGCAAGCCGTCCACAATATTTTCGTTACCGCGCTCATACAAATAGCAAGACGCACCAACGATAGCGTTCCCCATTTCATCCTGGGGAAAGAAGTTCTTGAGTTCCAAATTACGCTCCCGTGATGGGCTTAAGCTGCCCATTGAGTAGTTCGCTGGTACCAGCAAGGGCAACAAAGTTCGCAGCGGTGGTCGGAGTCGGTCCCGATCCGTGAACGTGGGTGGCGATATCACTGTTCATCTGCGTGACCAGGTCGATCAGGTCACACAGCACCTGGAGCACATTCACACTCTCCGAACCGATCCAATTTTTTGGCGAGACACTACGGCGGTGCCCCAGGATGATTTCCAGCAGGTCACCACCTACGGCGCTGTTGAGTTTTTTGGCAACGACCAGGTTGAGATCGCGACCGGTGGCCAAGTGCAGGTCGTCCAGTGCGGCCAGACTTGCGGATCCGCCCGACAGCAGCTTGAGCGCGCCGATCGCCTCAATTGTCTTGATCCCTCCGACCGACTCGGTTGAATGGTCGTCCACCTCCACCTTGCTGCTCTGGTGGTGTTCGGCGTTGACCAGGCTCTCAACCTCTCGCTCGATCGACTTGTCACGGATCCGGCCATCGGTCTGGCGCAGCCAGTTACCGTCCGCATCGGCGCGTTGTTGGGTGGTCTCACTGTGCTGCCACACCTGGTCACCCTTGGGCACCCTGGGCAGACTCAAGCCGTGCGGCAGGATCGACTGAATATACGGCTTGTTCGGCAGGCCATAGGCGAAGCACACGACAACCCGGGCACCTTCCTCGGGGAAGGCAAAAAACCCCATCTCGTCGCCCCCCATGGGCATGGGCAGCGGCACACCGGCCAGCATGGGCAACTCCGGATCAGGCTCGTCGTCCGAGCCCAGCAGTTCGAGATCCACCGCAAAGCGCGGTCGGAAGTCGTCGCAGATCCCGGCGCCGGCCGGAGCGTCTGCCACACCCACGACCCGGGCAAAGCGCGGCAGGTGATAACCGCCGGTGAGTTCGGGAAACTGCCGCTCTACGCTGCGGCGGATTGCATCTTCCATCGGATCGCCATTTGGTTACCGGTGAGCGTCACGTGAGTGATCCGCTCGCCTTGATTGATGGATGCACCTGGTCGCAACCCGGGAAGGGCCGCGATCATGGCGCTCTGATTGTTTTGGTAGTCCTTGAACAACTCGATGGGCAGCTGCAGCGGCGATCGGGCACCGAAGAAGCTGTCGGCCCAACTGCCCACGAATACTTCCCCGTCACCCTGCTGCTGCCACATGAAGTCGGCGATTCCAAACACCTTGGCCAAGCTGTCCATGGCCTGGTAGCCGACAGCCAGGTTGTAGAAGAACGGGGCTTTGACCTTGGCGTACGCCTTGGCAGGGACTCGAAAGCTCAATCCGGTTTTTTGGTTGATCTCGCCCAGCACCGTGCTCAGATCCGCATGGCGCAGATTGAGCGGCAGAGGGTTAGCCAGGATCGCGGCGAGCTCACGACAGAACAGCACCTGCTCGATCGCGTTGGACGACGTGCAGCGCTCGACATAGCCGAGGAAATGGCGCTGCAACTGGCCGTCGTTGTAACCAATGTCGAGCGTCACCAGCCCCTTCACCGGCGCCGCTGCCTGGATGGTCAGCGTTGCGCGGCCGGGGGTTCGCAGTTCAAGGCGAACGTCCTCGCTGATCAGGGGATACACCACACCGCCGATGGTCAGCACCTTGTGCAGTTTCATGCTCATGCCCCACCGCCCAAGTAGTTATCCAGCTTTTTTAGCGTCGCTTCGAAGCCGGTCAGTTCCTCACCTGGTGCGCGGGCCTCGCCTGCACCTGGTGCACTGACGGATTGTCCTGGGGCGCCTTGCTGCGACACACCCTTGCCAGCTCGTCGCGTCTCGACCCGTTCGGGGTTGGAGAGTTTTTCCGACAAGGTGAATTGAACGAGCCAGGCCCTCAGCGAATCGTCTTCCCGGGCGCTGACGCCATCGGAGAACTGCACCTGACGAACACCAAACGCTGAAGCCGTGTCGTTGACGAGCCGGTAGGTTTTGAGTTGACCACCGGTTTCAGTCGCTTCAGCCAGGCGCATCAAGTTGCGTAAAAACGTGTTATCGACGAAAGGGATCTGCAGCGTGACCGCCAGTGTCTTGGGCTTGAATCCTTTGTGAGCGGAATCGGTGTTGCTGGTCTGTCCGGACAGGTCATCGCTTTCGATTCGCAGGTTGGCCGTGACCTTGAGGTTTTTACCGCGCACCTGTTCGCCATCGAGCAATAAGGTCATAGGCCCACCAGTTCCCGAACAAACCCCAATCCCTTCAGGGATCCGACCAGGAGCAATCCTGCGGACAGCCCCCACTCGTGACCTGGTGCTTCACCCTGCAGCAGCTGGCGACGTAACTCGGCGGCATTTCCTGGGCCGATCAGGCGCGCGCGCATGGCGTCATCTGCCGTGCAACCGGCGAACTGCGACTTGAGGTCGGCCAATTTCTGCGCCTGTGCTTGCGCCTGGCTAGCTTTGCGAGCAGCCAGCCGCCCCAGATCGGCCATCGGCGAACTGTCCGCGTAGCTCTCCAATGCCGACAGCTGACCGTTCAGGGCTTGCGTGGCAGCCTTGGTCACGGTGCAACGTTCCAGCGGCAGCGCGCCCCAGCGTGGCAGTGTGCCGGCCGTGGGCAGCTCCCACTTCTCGGCGTCCAGGGCGAACAGTTTTTTCGCTCGGCGTTCGGCGCGCTGCAGGTCGGGCATCGGTAACACGGCATTGAATCGGGACAAGGTCGCCGCGAATTTGTCGTAGCGCGTGCCGAGGAACATCACGGCCAAGGCGTATTGCGAGCCCGCCGGACGACCGTCGTCGCCGGTGTCCTCGATCTTCTCGCCCAGCTTCTGCAGCAGGTTGGGCGCGGACAGGTAACGCTGGTAGCCGCGCCCTTGCCCGACGCCACTTTGAAATGGCGTCACCACCAGGCACGCCGGCACTTCGCCCAGGGCATCGGTCAACCCTGCGCGGCCAGCGGCCACGGCGGCTTCAGCGGCGGCACCGACCGGCCCCGGCGAAGTCGTGGCCAGATCAGCCAGACCTTCCAGGCGTTGCCCGGTGCTGGTGAGCTCGTTGCTGGCCAGATTTTTGGCCGCCTCGAGGTCGACAAGCCACTGGGTGGATTGCTCCGGCCAGCGCATGGTGATGGGTGCCCAAGTCATACCGGCGCGAACTCCCACACTACGGCGTTGAGCGCGTCCAAGTCCGACGCCGATCGCGCCGCCGCCAACGCCTGCTTGAGGTCGTTGGCCTGGCGCAGGCGCTGCTGCTTGAACTCGGTGAACTCGTCGCCGATCTGGCGCAGTTGCTCGCTGGAGTGATCCCGGAAGGCTTTCACGCCCGACTCATCGCGGCAGGCATAGCCACCGTCCAAGCCGCGCAGAATCATGCCGGTCAGGTTCAGTTGATCCTCAAGCTGGGTTTCATAGAAAAAGCGATCGCCCAACGCCGACGACCAGAACCCACCGGTGATCTCCTGCAGACAAGCGGTGTTGAGCGCCGAAAGTTGGGCGACGTAACGCAGCTCAATCACCGCCGGGATGTCATCGATCCAATGGCCGTTGCTCCAGATCTGGCCTGGGCCTGGCACTTCCAGCGTGTACCCCGTCGGCAGGGTTCCCGCACGCTCGATCACCAGGGGCTCACCGGATTCAATGTTGTAGGCCGTCAACCCTTGGCAGGAGTCAACCAGCTGCCAGCGGTGACCATCCCAGAACGCTGCCTTTTTTTCCGGTACCACCGGCGGCGCGACCTCAACGCACCCGCCAGGTATCAACCAGACATCCGCTTCCAGCGGTGAGCGATCGGCCACGGTTTCACCAATGAAGATGCCCTGGTGATCGGTTTGATAGACGACTTTGGTTTCCATAGCGAGTCTCAGTACTTAATGCAGGCAAGGAAGGCGATGTTTTGCGGGCGTGTTTCTGCGCCCCCGACATAGCTGAGGGTGACGGCGTGAATGTGGTCAGGTACGGGGTTTACCGTGACTGGGTGGGTGTGCGAGCCGCCTTCGCTGGTCAGCTTGTCGTGCGCACCTGGTTCGCCGTAATTGACGATGTTCCGCGGCTCGGTGATGTCGCCGGAACTATCAACGCCATCCGGTGTGAATGTGCCCGATCGCACATAATGCGCGTGGTTACCGGCGGTCCCGGTCGATGCCGTAGGCGTGTGGCCACCCGCACCGTCGGTGCTACCGCTGATGGTGTGGCTGCGAATTTCGTCGGCCTGAGAGCTACCCAATACCCGACCGACATCGATGCCCCGCCCGTCATCGAGGACGCGAATAAATTTGCCGCGTGGGTCCGGCAGATTGAAGGTATTGACGCCGTCGCCGCCGCCGTAAGTGGTGCCGATCTTGGCGAACAACGCGGCATATACCGTGCGCGACACCGCCGCACCGTTGGCCCGAAACCATCCCGGCGGTGGTGTGGCCATGGCAAACGTGCCGATACGTCCGACCTCGGAGTCGGCAATGATCTTGCGCAGCGCGTTGAGTGCCTTGGTGGTCGCCAGAACCTCGCTGCTGTCCGTACCCGGATCGTCACTTTTGGCATTGGGCAATTCGCCCAGGTCGACGTCATCCTTGGTCGTAGCGCGGGCACGCAGATTCTCGTAGTCCCCGTTGCGTGCAGCGAAGTGCTTCACCAGGGCACTGCTGATCGGCTCACTTTGGCGCATGTCGGTGATTACACCTGACACGGCCACGCTGGCGAGTTCCACCAGGTAATGGGCTGTCCCGTTGCTGTCGACGTAGTCGGTCTTTGCCGCGCCGAACACCACTTTCCAAGCGACGACCGTGTCACTGCCTTCCCGGACCAGCGCAACGTCGAGCCAGGCTATGGCGGGCAATGCCGGCAGTTGCGCATGGACAGGTTCAGCCAGCTCGACGCGGATCCCCTCCACGTAGGCAATGCCCGCTTTGACCTGGTACAACCCAAAACTGCGTTCCATCTGCAGGCTGTCGGCCAAGTAGCAGACACGGCCAAACACGTCGCGATTGCTTAGGCGCTCGCGCAGATCGATGCCGTTCAGGCGCACCGTGAAATCGTGCTGCCAGGTACTGGCGTCGACGGTGATGCCCGTCAGTGCCTGCGCACCGTTGAACTCCACCAGAAAGTTGCGGGTGACGTTGTTGCCGATTTGCAGCGGCGGGATGTTTTTGCGCTTCTGCTGTACCGGAACGGTCGCGACCGCCAGCAGCTCACCCTCGGCGGCTTCCAGGCCGATCCAGTTGAAGTCCCAGTCACCAACATCAGAGCCCACCATCAGGCTGTAGATCACCTGGTTGGGGCTGACGTAGCCTTTGCGGTCGTAAGCTTTGGTGAAGACGATCTGTTCCGACGGCGGCTTGCCAGCTGCTCGATCGACAGGGGCATTCGGGTCAAGCCCAGGAACAAGGGCCAGAACGAAGCGAGCAATCTCAAGCTTCTCCCCAGCGCCTTGCTTTTGGGCAATAAGACTCTCGCCGGCAAGGGTGATGCTAGCTCCCATGGGGGCTCCTAAAATGAATCGTTCAGTAAGGTGAGGATTGCGAGCTCGTTGATCACGATCAGGCGGCTTGCGCTGTCATCCAGCGTGGCGATCAGGGTCTGTTGGTCGTCGTTGAAGTCGGCCACGCCGATGTTCAGTTTCACGGGGGTGATCGTGACGAAGTCGTAACGCCGGCAAGTGCGGCCGTATTGCTGCATCAGGACACGCAGCAGCACCGGGTTTTCGCTCAGTTGCGTGTCGGACAGGTGCAGCAGAACCACGTCCCAATCGAGACCCGGCAGGCGCTCCTGGATCTCCACATACCCCACGCCCAGGCGTTCGAAAATGCGGACCATGCCGGCGGTGCTGCCCGCGTCCACCGCGTTGATAAAGGCGTATTTCACCCGGCGTCGGTACAGCTTTTCCGGCTCGCCGTGAAAGCGCTGAATGTCGCGCTGCCAGGCCAACAGGTCGAGCACACTCAGGTGGCAGTTCTCGGCGTCCATTTGCAGCAACGGCCAGTGCAGCCAGTTTTCGACTTTGCTCCACCAGGCTTGTGCGGCCGCTTTGAGCTTGGCCAAGCTGCCGAAACTGGTATGGGCGCTCGATAACGAACCAGGTGCGCATGGCTACACCCGCCGCTGGGTCCGGATGGCCAGGGAGCTTGGGTTTGTGTGCGAGGCCGCACAGGTCCCACAACGCGACGGGCGCAAGGTCGACTGGAACGACCTACACCAGCGCTGGGCCTTCATCGACGACGAAGCTAAGCGATCGGACCAGATCGCGACAGACATCAAGCAGGCTCGTCACCAGGGCGCCTTGCTCATCGCTGAGACCGCCTCCGAAAAAGCCCTGCTCATGTACGACTGGAACAAGCGGGTGGAATTCCACTTCGGATTTAGCAGCCGCTTGTACTGGTTCAAGTTGGATATGGAGAAATTCAATCGTGCCACTCAGGACCTTGAAGACAGCGACGACCACGACGACCAATTGCTCAACAAGAAAGAAGTTGTCGACAAGGCGTTGCAGCAGTGTGGGAGCGTGCTCGAGATCGCCAACTGCTATCCCCAAGCTCTCTATTACCAGCGTAACGAGGTAACGGATGAGTCCTGGTACTACGTCCGCGTCGACTTCCCGCATGACGGTGACAGCGTCAAGAACACCTTCACCAGTGGCCAACTCACTGCAGCCAGCGAATTCAAAAAACGACTGCTCGGGATGGCTGCTGGTGCCATGTACACCGGTAGCGGTCAACAACTGGACAAGATCATGAAAGACCAACTCTATGGCCTCAAAACAGTGTCGACGATTGATTACATCGGCTACAGCAAGGAACACGGCGCCTACCTATTTGGTGACGTAGCCGTCAAAGACGGCGCTGTATACCCGATCAACCTCGAGGACTATTTCGAGTTCGGAAAAATGCGCCTGAAGACGCTTCAAAAGGGTGTCTCTGTTCGCCTGCAGCGTGAGCGGAAGGACTACAACGAGGAATGGCTGCGCCTGTTGTGGATCTGCTTTGGCACCCAAGGCCTGGTCGCCCTGGTGTTCTTTTTCGGGTCGCTGTTTTGTGAACAGATCCGCGCTCGATATCAGTCCTACCTTTTCCTTGAGCTCACGGGTGAAGCCGGTGCGGGTAAAACCACGCTGCTCAACCTGTTGTGGAAGCTGCTCGGTCGTGAAGGCTACGAGGGTTTCGACCCAATGAAATCGACCAAAGCCGGCCGCTCTCGATTGATGGGTCAGGTATCGGGTATGCCCGTGGTGTTCCTGGAAGCTGACCGTCACAGCGAAGACAACAAAACCCACGCAAAGGCCTTTGAATGGGACGAGCTGAAAGACTTCTACGGCGGCGGCACTTTGGCCACCAAGGGTGTAAAGACTGCTGGCAACGAAACCTATGAGCCGCCGTTTCGAGGCGCAATCGCAATCAGCCAGAACGCTGCTGTTGTTGCCCACGAAGCGATTATGACGCGGATCGGCAAGCTGCACTTTGTACGCCCGACAGTCACGCCAGAAAGCCGTGAGTCGGCGGACAAGCTCAACGCCCTCGATGGCCCGACACTCAGCCACTTCCTGCTGCAGGCGGTGAGCAAAGAGTCAGCCGTAATGGATGCATTGGGTCACCGTATGCCCGAGTACGAAGGCAAGCTGCGCCGCCTGCACACCCATTGCTTCTTCTGCAGCACCGAATTTACTGCAGACAGTCAGTGCAAGAAGTGTGGCAACGCCATCCGTGGCCAGATCCGCGTCGAGCGAATTATCAAAAACCACGCCCAGCTGCTCAGCCTGCTCGACTCCATCCGCCTCGTCGTAACGCTCACTGATAACCAGGTCGAAGCAACACGGCGGCAGATCCTCGAAATGGCGCTCGAGCGCCAAAGCACCACCAGTGCCGACCACGCGGCGGTTGCCGAATTCTGGCAGGTCTACGAATACCTCGAATCGCTCTACGAAGATCCCCTGGTCAACCACAGCAAAAACCCGGACCTCATTGCCATAAACATCAACGAGTTCGCAGAGCGGGCCGCAGAGCACCGCCAAAAGCTGGCCGACGTCTCGACATTGAAGGATCTGCTGAAAGAGTCCCGCAGCCGTAAGTTCGTTGATTACAAGGCTGTAGACAGCGCAGTGCGAGCAGCACAGGCCATCAGGACGCCGATGACCAGCCGTTGCCCAACAGTTAAATGCTGGATTTTCAAAGCGTAAAGGAGGGTAGAAAACATGCAGGTTCAAGTCTTTATGGGAAGTGCCGGCGACGGCAAAACATCAAAGCTGCAGGAGGTCCAAGACCGCCTGGCCACGCTAGGACAAGGCGCGCCGATTATCCAGGCAGGCACCTACGGTGAAGATGGTTTGCTGCAGATTATTGAGGTTCGAGCAGCAGGTGGCCAGCGAGAGATCCTGGTGGACGACTGCAGTCGGTTGCAAATTTTGAAGGTTCTGGAATGGCGGTCATGCACTGAGGATGACCCGAGTTTTGATGACCTGGTTATTCACTTAGCGCGCAAACGTGAGGAGCAAAACCATGCATGACGATGAAGTGAAATACTTGGAACAACAACTGAATATCAGCACCTTCATGGAGGTGATGTTTCACAAGATCGCGCCAGAAAATTTGGGTCACGACGGTGGCCGATTTGAAAACAAAACGGTCCAGCTGGTTTTTGAAGCCTACGTGGAAGGACTGAAACCAAACCCAGTGCGGGTACTGGGCCAGCAGCTGTACGCGGAGATCAAGACGACAAGTAAATACGCGTCCCAGATTGGTTGGATGCAGTTGCGAAAAAAATATCCGTTCCCAGTCCGTTTTGAGGAGGACCCATCTGGTTACGTCGTCAAGGGAGGTGTAGGTGGGTGTTACCGGATTGAAGACGTGGACGTGCTGTTCAAGCACAACGGGGAGTTTCACCGAATCCAATGACACCGGGTTGAGCCGGTAGACGAAGGGCGTCGAGGAGTTCGCACCTCCTCGACACCAACCACCACTGAGGGCAACACCATGCAAGCACAGCACCAAAGCAGCAGCGATCCGAAGGCTATCACATCGACCGTTAAACGCGCACAAGCGGCACGGCACCTGATGGCTGTCCGGATCGTCGGAACAGCTTTGTTCGATTACCAGGTGCGGAAAACTCCCGACGCGCGGATCCGCCTCGAGTCTCTCACCACCATGGCCCAACTGCTCGGTGACCTCACTGCAAGCGAGGCTGCTGTTGTGGCCCAACTGCTGGCCAAACCTGTAAACCTTGGAGCACACGCATGACCGTAAATAAGCGCTTGGTACATCCTCCCCGTGGATTTGATCCAATTCTGCTGTCTGATATGTTGGTGGTTTTCATGGCCAACATTGAGGAAGCCTTGGTTGTGTCCGGAGCAACTCCAACCGTTGATTACAACCGGCTAGACCTACTGCAGGCAGCAATTCCGCTTACAGCGATCATTTTCAGTGACACGAATTCCGAACCAATGAAGATCGTCACTGAATGGCCGGAGCTGCAACATGACGATCAAAGGGGGTAACCAACGTGAGTAAGCTGGATCGTTTCATGCGTGAAAAGGACGTGATCGAAGTAACGTCTCTTTCACACTCCACCATTTGGCGCGCCATGAAGGATGGGCGGTTCCCCCGGCCCATCCTGATATCCCCTGGCCGTGTAGGGTGGCGGGAGTCTGCAATTATCACCTGGCAGAATAACCCTGCCGGATGGAGAGCCACAGAGGCCGCGTAAGCGGCCTCACTCCGTTGCGACAATATTCTTCTGCAACCACAATGACCAACGCTGTAGACCGCGCTGCTTCTCTTTAAAGTAGTCGTACCGATCGTAGTGCTTGGACGACACATCGTTAAATGCATGGCCCTGGATCCGATCGCGCAACTCCTTCTCCAGGCCCGCAACCCCCATCAATGTTTTACAGGTCCGTCGAACATCGCGAAGGGTAAACGGCCCGTCGAACAGCTTTGTATGTCGGCTGTAAAGCTTCGTCACCGCCCGAGACAACGACTGAGTGTGCAGCGGCTTGTCTTCCATCTTCCCCATAAACCGATAAGCGCTCGTTTCGCTGATCTCATCCAGCGTCTTCAGGCTTTTCCGCATCAGTCTGTTGTACGGCACCGCGTGTAAGATCCGCTCACCGTCGACACCCTTGAGGTTACGGATTACCAGATGATCGTCGAAATATTGCTTTCGCGTGGTGCCCAGCAATTGCTGGGGGCGCTGGCCACCTGACGCGACCAGGAACTTGATCAGCTCAGACGTCACAAGCGATAGCTGTTCGGGCAAAAGATTCCATAGGGATTTGAGTTCAGCAACGGACAACGCCCGATTACCCGGTTGCTCCCAGTCGGCCTGCACGGGAATGCTGGCCACCGGATTACTCACCAGCCCAAACTGAACCTTGTTCTGCAGATAGTTACGCGGGTTGTGCTCTTGCTCCAAACCCAACTGGAACGCAGCGTGCAGTTGCGATCGTACGCGGTTGCAGTAGGTGGTAATGCCGTTGTCGATCATCCTCGCAATAACAGTCCGGATCTCGACCGGCCCAATCATCGCGACTGGACGCTGGACCATTTGTGGAAAAGGTCGAGTCACATAGCGTTCAAACGAGCTTTTCACGTCCTCGACTGACGCTGCATTCTCGGCCCGCAGCTTGGCGATGTAATTGTCCAGGAGTTGCTGAAACGTACCAGCTGAAATCACCAACTCCTTTTCTTCACGGCAATTGTCCCTGGCAGCGATTAGGCTCAACGCCGGCCATGTCCCCAGCTTTGTGAGTTTCTTCTTACCGCCAACGAAGCGTTGAAAATAGAACTCCTTTGTCCCGTTCGGGCGAATCTTGAGTATCAATACACCCTCTCCCCTCGCACTACGCCCGTCCGACATGACGTATGGCTTTTCCCGTGGCTGCAGCGCCCGTATCTGCTTATCCGTGAGCATCGGTGTCTCGTCCTGGTAGTTGGTGACAGTTTGTGGTGACAGTTCGCCAGAACCACTGTGGCCTGAGCTGAACGAGCACTGAATGTCCCACCACGCTGAAAGTCACGATTCTACTGGGCTAAGGGGGGTTAATGATATTCCCCGACCAATGATGGCATTACGCCAATAATAGTTTCCCAAGCTGATAACGAGGGTTCGATTCCCTTCACCCGCTCCACATCGTCTTTCCAAGGACGTCTATACAAAGCCACGGAACGCATGCAAGTCACTGAGCTGAAATAGTTTTTTCCTAGTTTCATTCCAGTGACCCTCAGCGAAATCCACTGACTACCGTTCCGATCCGGTACATAAAGTGGTACATCCTTGCGGTATTTACGCTTATCGCATTGTTGCTGGATGAGATATCCTCAGGGGATAACCATCGCATCCAACTCTAATTCTGAGGGTTGGACACATGCTCACCGATTTCAAAATCCACCAAGCCAAAGCCACTGGTAAAAAATACGCGCTCAGCGATTCCGACGGCATGAGAAGTGGCTCAACGACCGCAGACTGACCCTCGAAGAGAGACGCCAAACTTCGATCTCGATCATCCCTCGGGCTTTCAAAAAAGACGTTTCCCCCCGGCTCGGATTGGGCTATGCACCGGACAATGATGAGTCAGAGTTATACGACGCGGCTTGATCAGTTGTGGACGGTAGATTGCCGATAAGCATTAGCTGGAGGGAGGCAGCGAGGGAACGCACAGCGATGAAATTTTTTCCGCGCCTCCGATAGCACGAAAAAAAGTATCTGGGCCGACAGAAAATCAAACATGCTTTGCGACAAAAGCAACGACGACAAACAGGATCAAAGCGAACGCAGCACCGATGCTGAACGGCAACAACGTAGCGCGGATTGTGGTCGGGGCCGGGCGCCTCATCTCTTCAGCTAAAGCCTCTACCTCACGATGCAATTGCTCAATGCTTGCTTGATTACTACGATGTGTGGACATGTCTCTTTCTCCTTCGAGGTCTCGGGCCGTGTTGAGTCCATAAACCGCTCCTCGCAATGTGAGCCGTGTGATTGCAAAGCTCAAGCACCAGCAATGCATGGTGAGCATTGGTTGTTGTGGCGAACCAGCGCTCAGATTTTAGTCCAAAAGCCCACAACGGCGACAATAGCGGTCATTACCCCAGCCCCTACTGCGTATGGGTACCAGAGAGCTTCGTGCTTCAGCTTCATTTCTTCGGCCGTGAGCTTGCGAGTCTCAGCCAACAATTTTCGGGTTTCGACCAGTAGCTTATCGAGCTCTAAATTTTCGCGGTCGTTCTGGAGCATTGATCATCCTTTCTCGGGTTTTAGCCGCCACCCTAAGCGTCGCTTTCAGCTAAGCCGGCAAAGTCTGTCAAACGTCATCGCGCATCACCAATGATGCAGTGCGTTCTACGTGGCACTATTTCCTATCTGCCAAGCAGTGGATAGCGGGTGACTCCCGCTTGGTTGGTAGGCAAAATCTGAGAGTTGCGTATGAAAGAGCGTTAAGTGTTTTTCGGTCAGTTGACCGTCTTGTTAACACTAGATGTCACCTGATCATCCTTTCCCCCCCACTCATTTTTCGGTCTCACGTCGTTTTTTGACGGGGATGCAGGTAAAGAAAAAAACCGGCCTTGATGGCGCCTTGATGGCCGGTTTTTTGTGTTTGGGTTTTGCTTCCTGAGCAGTGACTTCCGTTAGCGTTTTTCTCGAAAAACACGGATTTATTATCAAATTTCTTCCCGCATTAACGTTTTTATACCTACGAACACGCGAGCCTGGCGAGCTGAGTGCTGTCGGAAAAACCTCGCAATACACGGAACACTTCAATTCAAGCCTGCGTAAAGCCATCGCCGCAGCGTCCCCCTAGACTCGATCCCTATCGCCTATATCATCTAACCCAGGAGGTTTCGGTGGTTATAGTGTTGATTACAAAATATCAGTAGGTATAGTAACCACAAGCACACCACAGGGAGGTGTTGTGAATAGCCGATTTTTGATAAGCCAAATCGTTGCGGACGGCTGGTGTCTGGTGCGTATCAGAGGCAGCCATCATCACTTCAAGCACCCGACCAAGCCGGGGCTGGTGACAGTCCCTCACCCGAAGAAAGATCTGCTCAAGAAAACGGCCATCAGTATTTTGCAACAGGCGCTGCTCTAATGAGCCGATGCGCTACGTCCTCGGAGGACAATGAACATGCTTTACCCAATTGCGATTTCAATGGGCGACGACGAGCACGCCTGGGGAGTGGAAGTCCCCGACATCCCGGGGTGCTTTTCCGCCGGGGAAGATTTGGATGACGCGATGGCCATGGCTCGGGAAGCCATTGAAGGCCATTTCGAGATTCTGGCTGAAGACGGCTCACCCATTCCGCCCGCTAATAAAGTGACCTTGCATGCAGTCAATCCAAAGTACGCGGGTTGTGCGTGGGCACTGGTAGATATCGACGTTACCAAATACCTGGGCAAGGCCCAGAAGCTGAACATCACATTGCCCGGTTACCTGCTCAACCGGATTGATGAGTACGTGCTGCACCATCCGGAAGAGAAAAGCCGCTCGGGTTTTCTGGCCTCGGCAGCGCTTAAGGTTTTGCAGCAGAGCTGATGTGCTGACTCAGAAATATATCAACCGGCCTCGGACCTGGATGTAAATCGAATCATCCGTTCTATTAAGGAGAGCGGTTGGGTGGTATCCGGCAAGCTGAAGAAAGGGTACCCGAAGCTTGAAGATGAGGGTGGCGGTGCGTTCTGTTTGAGGATCGAGAGGTGGGGGTCGGCGAGGAGCGATTTTTCGGCAGATCATAATAAAGGCGGGATTAGAGCTGGGCCACTATCAGTTCTGCTAGTACAGGAGGTGGATTAAATCCTGTAAAACAACACTGCCGCCTCTTCCATCGAGAAGCCCC